CCAATAGTTAAATTGTTTGTATCAAACGTACCTGCATAATCTATGAAACTTATTTCATCACCAATCGTTGCTGATCCGGGTAATGTTGCTGTGAAAGCTGCTGATGTTGTATTACAAAAATATCCTTCACCTGCAGCTGCAGTAAAGCCTGAAGTTTTTACAGCTTGCCATGATGTTCCGCCAGATACTTCAGCAAAAGATAATTGACCAACGCCTGTTGTGCCTGATCCTGTTACTGATTCAACTTTTAAAAATCTATCTGCTGTTACGTTGCCTGTAGGAAATTTTAATGTGTAAGATTGTGAACTTGAGTGCGGCGGAGATTGCAGCTTTATTCCGTGGGAGTTAGACTCGCAGTTAAGTTGTAGAGTTCCTGGGTTTGTGTTACCACCAACTTCTACAACACCAGTTCCGTTTGGTGTAGCTGTAATGTTTCCGTTAGCACCATCTGTGATTGTAATTGTACCAGAGTTTGTTCCAGAGTTTGTATCTAAAACTAAATCATATGCACCGCTTGATGTAATCGTTGGTGCAGCTGATCCAGTTCCAACCACAATTTCACCAGATCCTTTTGGTGCTAAAGCTAAATCTACGTTTGAATCATCACCTGCTGCAGCTACTTTTGGATCGCCGCCTGTAGCAGCGTTAGTAACATTTACATAATTTACAGCTGAAGATGTTGTGCTAAAAAATAATTGTTCGTTTCCGTTTTCATCTCTAATACCGTGAGAGGTATCAAAGTCTATCATGAAAGAATTAGTATCTAAGTTGCCACCTAATTGTGGTGATGTGTCATCAACAAGATCACTTGCTAATGCAACAGAATCAATACCTGGATTAGTGCCATCATCAGCTTTAGCGTATACTAAAGATGTTTTACCATTTGCAATTGTAACACCAGCATCAGTTCCTGATACATATTTAAATACAACGTTTTGAGAACCTGATGTTGAATTTTTTAAGATATAAAAGTTTTGTACATCAAGAGGAATAGTTACGTTTCTACTTGCTGTTAGTGATCCTGTAAATTCTATAATTCTATGAGAAAGCGTTGCACCTGTAGATCCATCAGATACAGATAAAGTTGTATCACCAGAATTAGATACGGCTTGTGTAGTGTAGCCACCAGATATTTGTTCAAAGATCTGTAGGTTAGTATTTGTTTTTGTTCCCCACGTTCCCGCATTTTCACCAGTTGCCTGGAGTTCAATACCTAGGGGTGTATATGTCGATGCCATATTAAGCTGCTTCTCCTGTTACGTCGTTATAACTCGTATTTGAGCCGGTTGCAACATCCGAATAAGAAGTATTCGAACCCGTTGAAACATCACTATAAGAAGTATTTGAGCCTGTGTCAATATCTGCGTAAGCTAATACATTTACTGCTCCTACGCTTAAAGAAGCTGATACTCCTGTTAATCCCATAACCTGATCTGCTGGATCTACTGATCCCACAGAACCTGTAAATGATACACCTGTTAATCCCATTGTATCTGCAGGAGATATGCTTCCCACAGAACCTGTCATAGCTTGACCGGTTAAATCAGCAACAGCAGAACCTAAACCAACTAAAGATCCAACACTGAATGAAGCCTCTTGACCATCTAATGTTTGTGCATTGTTTGGTGCAATCGCTGTTCCTTGTGCTGATGTAATAGAAAATCCTGTAGGGAAAACAACACTACCACCAAAACCAATCGCTGTTCCTTGAGCTGATGTAATCGCTTGACCAGTTAAAGTTACATCTTCGTTTGGTGCAACAGCTGTTCCTAAGTTTGCAGTAAACGAAACTCCTGTTAAACCCATTACTTGATCTGCTGGAGTAATTACACCGTTAGCACCAGTCATGGCTTGACCTGTTAAGGATACGTTTGCATCTGCAGTTGTTGTTAAAGAATCTACAGTTGCATTAAAAGATAAACTTCCAAGTTCTACAGTTTTTGGAATAACTGGAGATATAGATCCAACTGATCCAGTAAAAGAAAGTCCAGTTGGAATAATTATATTTGTGCTTACTATAGTAACTGAACCAATAGAAAAAGAAGAAGATACACCAGTTAGTGAAACAGTTTCGTCTGCAAGATTTCCCCACTCACCATCATTCCACT